CAATTGTTCATAATCATTCCACTCACAAAAGTCTCCATCAATCGTATCACCCGACATTAAGTCTTGGTTATAATAAAAGTTTTTGGTGACACCACTTGTTAAAGTATATCCCGAAGTTTTTATATTGGTATTTGATGTTGGATTATTATCTTGCCACCAAGAAGTTGCTGTTGGGTTAATATTAAATTGCCAACCCTGTTTCAACCCAACACCAACATAAGGTTTATTAATCTCTAATGAACTTGGTTTGTTAAAATATCCTGTGTATCCTTTATTAATAACGGTTAAGAATATCTCTGTTAATGGTCTTTTTTGATTATCAGTTATGTTTAATAAATTTAAGTCGTAAGCCAATGTAACGTTATAAGAATTACTGCTTGTCTTTTGTGATATTCTGGTAACGTTATTTGGTGTTATTGAACTATATTCTAATTTCTTTTCTTCAGTAAATAAGTTCTTTTCAAAACCGGCTTTAGTCATAATACAATCACCTGCGTTTGTCATTATCTTATGTTGTCTAACATAATACTTAGAAGTTGTTTCAAGATAATTTTCGGGGTTTATAACTCTTTTGAATGTACCACTAACACTATTACTAAATGTTGTTCCAGTATATCCAATATTGTATATGTTAAAAATATAAACATCACTATCAAACAAATCATTACCTAATGAATAAACTTGGAACGTATCAATCTCATTATAAAAAAAAGATAATTTAACAAACTCACCTGGCGTTAATCCGTGAGGAGCAATACATTGGAATTGAATAATACCATTTCCATTCTGAGTTGAATTGTTAATTACAAATGGAATACCTTCTGAGGCAATCCAACTTCTATTTGCATTATTTAATGAATACTCTAATTGTTTAGTATAATCGTTTGAATACGGATAACTAATATAATAAGTCCAATTATATGTGTAGGCACTTTTTGCCTTATATGAAATGTGTTGGTCTTTAACATCAGGTCTATAAAAATCAAATTCATAGTATTGAGGAAATCCATTCCACACACCCGAACCCATTGAAGATATTGGGTCAATATAATATAAGTTATATTGGAATGGTAAGTAATTTGTTGTACCAGTAAGTGTGTTAGCATATAAATAAGTCAACTTAAATGTTGGTCTAAATACTGTACATGCTTGTCTTTCATTATCAAAAACTTGTTCTAAGTTAATACTAGCACTCCTATCAAACTCAGTTAANAGTCGNGTTTTTTGANTTAACGAAATATCAATATCTTGGTCAACAGCAGGTGCCGACTTATATTGTTGACTACTTGGTATGATTGTATACTTATTCACTTACTGAGTATTTTGTTTTAAATTTATCTAACGCACTTTCACCTTTAATTAATCCAAAGTAAAAATGAAACGGAGCACCAACAGTAAATTTACTATCAGAACCATCTAATTGTGATGAGTAATTACCACTAGCATCCAAACTAAAAATGTATCCTCGTGCACTTGTTTCACCGGAAACTGTATTTAAATTAATATTACGACTATAAAAATAAGTAGGTGACACGTCATTTATTCTATCTTGAGTTTGATATCCTTTATCTTGAACAATATCACCACTTCCTGTTGCCCAATTATTAAATTGATTTCCAAAAATACTCCCACTTTGGTTTCCTAATTTCCATTGATAAAAAGGAACAACTTGTGTTTTAATTCCATAGGTAAAGGGATAATTAGCAGTATTTATACTATTTCTAAAATTAATTCTACCAGGACTTAAATAATCTTTTAATTGTAAATCTTCAGTAGTTGATGAGAACCATACCGCCATAGTTGGATTACGAAGTGAACCTAAAATTTGTACAGGTTCATTAGTTCCTCCCGTTGATACATAATATTGTGCATTAAACGGAATAACACCTTCTTCAGAATTAATCGACATCAATTGAGCTAAATCACCGTCAATTCTTTTATATGGTCTTGAAAATAATTGGTCTAAAGTGTTACTTGGATTAATATTAAACACTTGTTGTAAATATGTTTCATCTGTAATTCTCGATATTACAAATAAATTAACCAAGTCAGATGTATCATTGTAACTAGTATCACTTAAACCATTCATCACATAAGCATTTGCTGATGGTTCAAACATTATCTCATCATAAAACGAATCTTTAAATCCAAGATTCATAATTGTAGTTGGATATTGTAACATCGTAAGATTTGTAGGTTCAATATAATTTAACGTAGATTTACCAATAAACTCACCTAGGGATTGATTATATGGACTACTTCTATAATAAAAATTATTTGTATCAGACTCAAAATAAGTAACATCTTTACAATATATTGGAGATTCTGGTTTATTTTCTTTATTGAAATATGTAATTACTTGAATTGGTGGAGCATATAGAGTACCATTAACCCAATTATTTACAAATGTTTGTGATAAAACTCCACGACAAAGTCCATAAAAGAATTTAAACCTAAATCCCCACTCAGCAAAAGATTTTAAATCTTGTTGTAAATCAGTTAATGGTTTATCCATTAATACATAACAACCAGCTTCAATTGTATCAGTTCCACTACAACCTGGTATAACACCAAAACTAGTACCACTACCACTATAACAATCTAAACTTTGAATATTTCCACAAATACTTAAAGTATCTATCACATTATTAGAAGCCACTTGGTCATTAATATCAGGACCATAAGTATCCGCTCCTAAACCAAATCTTACAGAAACAAAATCATCACCTTGTGTCTCATCTATAAGATAAACAGTAAAGCCTAAATTTTGTTGTAATAGTGTTGAGTATTGTTGAGTACTACCAGTATTAACAAAATCTGAAGAAGGTAATCTATCTGTTCTTAATACATTTAAACTTTTATTTCCAATACTCATTGGGTTGTTTTTGAAGAAATCGTAGGTACAAGGACTATAATATATTGAACCAACATTGTTAGGACTATTACCATTAACATCAGTATAATAATACCCTCCGCCAGATAAATCTTCACTCTCATCATAATACGAGTTTAATGGTCCTCTAGTAGTACCTCTAGGTCCCATAATTGGTCCCGTTTGGTTTCTATAAGTATCGTTAGTATTCAAACTAATAACACAATTAACACCATTAATAATTGTTGTTGTTGCACCCTGACTATTGTTTAACCCATAATAACTTAAATTAGAAGAATCTAACGCTCCGTAATACCCCAAATTAGTTGTAGTAAATCCTGACCATTGATTTCCCGGTCTAAAAAAATACGAAGAATAGAATGTCGAACTTTGTGTTATAAAATCTTGAACAGATACATTATTACTATTTGTTAATTTTTGTATTGGAATATTTAATCTTGTTGATGTCGTAAACTTAATATCAGTTTCTTTTGGAAAACCTAAAAGACGACCAATACCATATTCATTTGTATACATTGGAGAATATGGGTCAACACCTCTTTGTAAAATTGTTATATATTGATTATCGTAATCCTCAAATAAATCTTTATAATACAAATATTCATCAGGGTCCGAAGGAACAATTTTTGTATCTGGTCTCCAAAATATTGGAACACTTTCAGTATTATTCCAATAAATTTTAGTATATCCCTCAATTATTGATTTTAAACTTGCAGAACCACTACCTCCTGTTCTACTTGGAGGTACAGTCCAAAGTTTAATTGCATCAGATACTGTAATAGCGGTTAATACTTGAAAATATTCAATATCTGATGGATATTTGTAATTAATTTCATTTGAACCTTTAGTTAAATTATAAACAACAGTAGCATTTCCTGTTTGTCCTGTTGCATATTGAATAACCATTGGATTTATGGTTTCACCAGTATAATTTGGAAATAATGTGCTTCCACTAATTCCAGTTACAACACCAAAATCTACCGTATCCGCAGTATAAAGATAATTTTTATCTTGTGATGTTGATGGATTAACAAAGGTTAATAATGTTCCAGATTCCCATTTTTGTGTCACTAATATTGTGGTTGTATTGTCATAATGCTTTTTACCTATATTTGAATCAACATCAAACGTAACACTTATTTTATTTACACCATCAAAATATTTTTTTCTAAGATTAAAAGTATTGATTCTTTCTGCCAATGGTAGTGTTGTCGTCCAAGCAAATAATCTTCGTAATGCATTTGGTAATAGGACAATCTCAGACTTTGTAGTCCTAAAAACATATGGATTATTTATATCCTCATTTCTTGTTCCAATTGCTTGTGAAAAAGCCGTTGCTGCAACATTTACATCTGTTTGGTCACCACCAAAAAATCCATAACCATCTATCTTTGTAAGATTATTATAATATAAAACGGAATTACTTAATTGTGATAATAACCCAGATGGAATTTCACCATTTTTAGTATATGTAACTTCAGAAGTACATTCACAAGTAGTACAAGCCGGATATAATAATGATGGCAATTTTATTCTACCAAATTTTTTTCCGTAAAACTTTAAAGCAATTACAGTTAATCCAGCGGCAATTGCAAGATTAAGAATTGCCGTAGCAATAAATGGGACTATAAGGGCAAATCCAAGATTTGCAAGAGATGCTGCCGCCAAAGAAAAGTTTAAAAAAGCATTAGAAAGAAAATACCCAATAATGACACCCATTAAAGGACCCGTAAAATTATTCCAAAGATAAGCAATTACGTGATAAGCAGTAAGTAAAGGAATACCTATCATCTGTAATAATTGTATTAATATTGAAACAATAAAAAATATTAAATCAAAATTTCTAACACCATCATTGACCGGAAACTTATTAACAATAGTTTGACAATCATTATTATTAATCTCCTTAATCCCAACAAACCTACCTCTATTCTCTCCGTTCTTAAATTCATCAATCAGACCAGAAACAGTATAAACTCTATTAAAATCAAATTCATAAAAAGTGTCTTCACAGTTTATTGCGGAAGTACTATTAGTATATCCTGACCAATCTAAACCAAAATAATATGAACCTTTTAATTGAGTTGATTGAATAGTACCTGTAGGATAATCAATTGGGTCTAAAACCGGTGAATACCACCCATATTCTCTGACATTTGGTACTAAAAAATATGCTCGTCTTGTTGTTTGAGTTAAAGTTTCAGGTTGTTGCCATTTAACTTTAAATCTATACTTGGCTTTGGTTGGAATACCTATTGTTGGGTCATAAGATAATACTTTTTCACCAAACTCATTGGTTATATAGTAATCTAAGTTCATCGGTAATTCAGTTAACCACACACCATTTCCATCAATAATATTTCCGGCTTGTTCTAATTGATGTACTTCTAATATTGGATTACCATCGGCATCTTGATTGATTGTTTGTCTTATTGATAATATTTGACCAGGACTTGAAATTAACTCACAAAGATTACCTAAAGCTTCTTTAGGTCTACAAACTCTATTTCGAGTTATATCTAAACTACTTTGAAGAGCAACATTATCAGGACTTGAAAATATTGAACCCATAAAAACAGAAGTTGGTTGAATATCAATATTGGCATTATCTCTTAAATCAAAATCCGCCCTGCTAACGGCAATCTGACAAATCGCAGGGTCACCCCACAACGGAGCAACATCGATTGTCTGTTGTATGTTTATAATTTGAGGTAATGAATTTAAATCTGTTGATGTGTTAAATTGGTTACCGGCAACTTGTGCTTCGGTAGCCAACCCCATTCTAATCAAATCCTGAGGTGTTAAAGAGAACTCACCGATATCAGATAAGTCAACATCCATAAATAAAGTTTGACCACCTAATGGAGCTCCCATTATCATATAGTCACCACTATCATTTGTTTTTGTTGTATACTTGTAATACTTGTCGTAAATCTCTACAACAGTATTATCTGTTAAAACATCTAACCTACTTGGTAATGTTCCTGTTGCGGCGTGTTTAGAATATGATTTTTCATAAGGTAATAGATTATATCTATAACCATCTTCATTTCTATCATTTGGAGATTTGTATGGGTATATACTTGAAATTAGAGGGTTTGATTCATCAATAGTATCAATAGGAATAAAAATAGACACTCGGGCATTTGGTAATCCCAAACCATTGTTAGCAGTAACCCTACCAACAACAACACCATAGTTTGCACAATTTCTTGTATAAATCTCTGATTGTTGAATTTTTAAAGATAATATTTCTAAAAACTCAAAATCTTGGTCTAATTCAATATTAATTGTTTTATTGATACCAAGCTCAGTTCTTATTCTATATGATTGACCCATCTAATGTCTTTAATTAATAAATAGTTTATGTGGAATTTTTAAAATGTACCCACACAATTTAATTATAAGTTAAAGTGTTTATAAATAAACCAGTTAAGAGAAAGTAACTGATTGNAAGTTTTTAACTGAAACTTTAATATCTTTAGTTGGATATCTNATTTGATAAACCTGTGAAGGTTGAGCAAAAATTGTATCATCAACCGTTGAAATAAGTTTTGTTTCAGCATCTGCATATGACATTGAAGTCTCCGCTGAAGAATACTGACCACCAACTTGGTTGAATATATCTAAACCAGCAACGGTTAAAACACCATTTGTATTTTGAATTAAACTCTTTATCTCAGATAGATAAACGTTTTGTCCTAATTCTCTTGTTTGTGGATTAAAGTATGCCGAAATCTTATCAATAACACTTGAAATTACTTGTCCTGAGTTTTGTGCTGAATCTAAAACGATTGAAACCTCAACACCTAAGTCAATAACCTCAGCCGTAAAGATTGAAATATAATCATTCATCATTCGATAGTTTGATAAATAATTGGCAATATTTTGTCTTAAAGTATTTGATACAATATTAGTTAACTTACCTGAAGTATCGTAAGATAATATTTGAATTAAAATTTTATTATCATTTTCCGTTATTGATACCTTAGCAGGAGCTCCGAACTCTGCCGGCATGTTTCTAATCAACGACTCATAATCTTGAACGGTAACCGCTCTTTTTTGAGCTGAAAAGTTAAATGAAACGTAATTTCTAATTTCTTCTAATGAAGGAACACCAGCACCACCAACTGCGGCAGTTACGTTAGTACATCTTAAAGAGTTAACTACTGATGAGTTTGTTGCCTCTGATGGACCATTTACTGAGAATGATACAGTACCAATTTGAGTAATAACACTTGTTCCCAAGTTTGTTGACAATCCACCACCAACTCTATATTGAATGAACAATGTCGAATTAGGTGTTAATGTTGAACCTAATGAAATGTTATTAGAATATCTTTGTAAATCCAAAGTAACCCCAAGTGTTGTAAATTGATTTAATTGGTCTTGAGCGGTATTTGTACCACCACCAAATGTCATCTTTTTAAATCCTTCAGGAGTATATTCTGTTATAAATCTATCTTGTGTTTGAATATATTTACCAACTTTAATACCTGGTTGGTCAGAAACTTTGGTAGGGTCTTCAATAAAAACTCTATCTTCAGCCAACGCATCAACCTCATACCATCTATTCGATAAACCTAAAAATTCTGCGGTTGTTGGAATATTTGTATATTCTGTTCCACTTTTTAATAATACACTTGTAACACCAAGCACATTCTTTTCAGGTAAAAATAATTCAAAGAATGGTTTAACATCATTCGCGCCAATTACTCTTTTGAATACTTTGGTTATACCATTAACAACCATTTCTCGTTTTGTAATTGTATAATTTACAAGAACATTATTAGAGTTAAAGTTTGGTATTTTTAATCTATTAGGATAACCTTGAGAATTATATGGTGAAGCAAAATCAATATCATAAACGTTTTCAAATACAACACCAGCGCCAGTTACTTGTGAACCTCTTAATAATGTTCCAAGATATCTTTCATCTTCCTTATCACCAAAGGCAGGAACCGTAACTGAAAAATCAACTAAAGCAACTGATGGTCTTTGACCCGGTAATTTTAAACCATAAGTTCTTGCAATATTATAAATTGAAGACCTTTGTTGAGCATATTGTAATACAGTTTCCTGAATACTTCTATCAATTTGATAGTTTAAGTTATCTGCAACGGCAGCATTTAAATCAAGGAAAACNGAGAACACCGAAGCATCATTAAAATCCTGAATTAATTCAGGGTAATACGTTTTTACGTAATTTAATAATTCAGTTCTTATTCCTTGGAAATCTCTGGTTGTGTACGATATTTTGTTATTTGCCATTTCTATTAAATATTGATAATCACAAAATCACTCTGAGCAAATGTTGAACCATTTGTAGAATAATCTAATCTTATTTTTGCTGTATATTCTGATGTTCCTTTACCAGGAAATCTATAAACCGAAGATTCACTAGTTCCTGCAGAGTTTTGCCCTGTAGCAATGTCCAATTCTTCTTGTGGGTCTGCGGGTGTTATTGTTAAATTATTTATTAAAAGATTTGGCATAAAATTTTCAACCGCATCTCTAATGTCAGATTCAATAGCATTAAATGTTAAACCATCAAATGGTTCAAATAAAAATTCATACAATCTAGTACCAAAAGTTGGTAAATAATACCTTGAACCTTTTCGAGTTAATAAAAGATGAATCAAATCAGCCTTTATTTCTTGTTGTTGTAATTGNGTTAATTCTAAGTAATCACCCCTTTCAGAATCTCTGAATGGAAAATTAAGACCATATGTTGTACCGTTTGCCATATAACATAAATATACTTAGATTATTTTTTTATTGAAGTGTGAATATTTCTATTACCTTTTGTATGTGTAGGGTCAAAAGGACAATGTCTACAACCTGAACCACAACAAACACCCCTTCTTATATGGTATTCTTCTGTAAAAACCATATTACCAAACTTATCGTAGTAAAAATCAGAAGGGAGAAGTTTATTCGACTTCTCCCTTTTGTTATTATTTAAATCCATATTATGAATTATTTGATTTCACA